TTTTCTCTCTTAATTCTAATTCTCTCAATTTCTGGCAGTTCTCCAAACCTAGCCTGTACAGTTTCGGCACTAATAAGATCTCGGTCAACAAGCTGAATCAACAGATTCTTTTCAGCCGCCTCATCAGAGAGAACCATTTGTTCAAAATGAATTTTAGCAGGGAACCTGAAGCCCATGGCTTTTTGAACAGACTCTATCTCGGCGTTCCAAAACTCTATAAGTAAATCTCTACCATACTCCAACCGTTCGATGAGAGTTTTAAGAGAAACAAAATTGTTGGTAAACCCACCACCAGATGAGTTAGAAGCCCCAGTGAGAGTAGGTGGAATACCTAATCCAGCATAGATGCTTGTCAAAACTGGCTGATATTTTTCAGCGCCTAAAAATTTATGTACTTCAGTCGCAGATTCTTTAAAATCAAGCTCTGGACCCCAAACCAAGTCCATGGTCCCGCCACCAACATTACTTGCCAAGATGTTTCTCAGCTTATTAACACCAGTCTTGGTGGGTAAAATCTTGTTGTCCAAATCACCAAGCTTCCAAAGTCTTATATTAGAAATAGCCCCGTCCAAAGCAGACATGTCGGCAAGTTTCATTTTTTCAAGCATGACAACATCGTCTAACACAGATAGTATCATGGGGTTTGCCCATATCTGCCAGTCATCTTTCTTGTAGTAATGAATGGACGTTTTTTCAGAATCTAGAGGAATGATGCTATTACCGTCCCTGATGGACTTAACGAGATCCTTCGGGAGCTTAGCTATAATTTCTGGGTACTCGTTTCCGCTGAGAACCATCTTCTTGATGGTTGCAGAAACCTTAAGACCTAGCTGCGGGTCTCCTGCAAATACAGCTAGTTGACCGCCTATAACTTCCACTGTGAGGGGGTTTAGAAAATCGTATCTCCAAGGTATCTCCCGTTTTGTTATTTTAGGAAGTACGATTTCTATGTCGGGAGCCGAGCCTTTAGCTAGCTCTTTTTCCAGCTTTTTTGATAACTTGGCGCTCTGACGTTTCACTACGACATTCCCACATCTATATAGATTGTTTAGGAATCTTTCTGAGCGCTCTTTGCCGGAAACTTTCTCAAACCATTTCTGGAAAAATCTTTCGATTCTCTTGTTGGGGTGAACCACAGTAATCCCTTGGGTGGCAAAATCCCCCATTAAATCGATAACATTTCTAATAATTCCAACTCTATCATAAGCATCCATGCACTTAGCCATAATCTTCTTTTGTTGTCTAGGGATGGCCTCTCTAGATCTAAATCTGTTATAGTCATCTCTCTGATAACCTGTTCTAACAGAAATGTTGCCTTCAACGTCTAAGAAAGATCGATGTGATGCAGTAGAGCTACCAATGCCGTCATAAGACTCTACGGCGCCAGCAGCAGCAGCTAGAGCATCGGCCTTTTCTTCATTATTATCCCACGTCACAAAAGCCGGTTCTGGAATGTGATCTTTGATAGGACTGTCTTCTTTTTTTGATTTGGCCATCTACACACCTGTAATAGGATTGTAATTACATTGAATAGGAATTGTCTAAAATATTATACACCAATCTGCTAGTAAACATCTTTCATGCCTTCAGTAAACCATGCTGGACCTATATAACTGGGACCATCTTGGCCTTTTGTTCTTTCCGCAAACCCTCCGGTAGGATTGTAATCTAGAGGCGCGGGCATCCTGCGCATCGTTCTAGCAGACATATTACACATAAGCAGGGCGCTATATCTATCTTTCCGCAAGCGATCTTTTCGTCCACCCGCAAGTTTAACTTCTGGAGTGTCCCATTTATCTCTACCGGCAGCAGTTTGACTGATAATGATCATTGACAACTCATCTTTGAGTTCTTCTAGTTCCATAACGCAATCTTCTAGGGTGTCATACTTTCTTTTAGTTATTTTATCTTCGGAAGCTGCCAATCCGAGAGAGACAGCATCAAAAAATGGGAACAGAAGAACTTTATCTTCAAAGTCCTTTCTCATGCCGTGATTGGCCTCAGAAAGCCAATCTGATTTAGCAAACTGGCACATCTCTAAAATATGCAACCCCGGATTTCCATCAGTATCTTTTTCTTTGTTGTCATCTATAATTTCCCATATTGGAAGCTCTCCTTCGTGGATTTTATCTGGATCGTGCAAAGCCTCCATTACGGCTATGCCACCACCCTGAGCATCCATAGAAATTCTCTCACAGGGAAAGGTTTTCATAAGATCGCGTATTTTTCGCGCACAGTATGAATAAAAATCCATTTCGCTAACGACGCCCATCTTGACTTTTTCTTTGTGCTCTGACCTATTGGTAGTCCAACAATGAACAATCCGGTTATGGTCTTCGTGTAGCTCCAAAAGTACAATACTGAAATTATCAACTTCTGAGGCTGGATCTACCCCATATACATATCTGCAATTAGGATTGCCCCTAAGAGCAGTCTCAAACGAAACTTCCCCACTAGGTAATGATATATTATTGTTATAAGAAGCAACGCAGGACTCTATAAGAGATCTCTTGAAAAATCCCTGACTGTCTGTGCTGAAGCACGCCCCAAACTCCATCTCATAAATACCTGCATGGACAGTAGCCTTAGATCTTGCCACTTGCGCTTCATCCATAAATCCTTCTGGAACAAGCTCAAAAGGAATTCTAATTATGCTATACTGTCTCCAATCAAATCCTCTAGGTATTTCTTCTGTGCCAAATATAGCTTGAAGCCTCTTTTTCTTACCTTGACTTTGTATGATAGTTTTCCACTTTTTCCAATACTCTGAAAAGTGGTTAAAATCATAATAAGCCGTACCAGACAAAATTATCTGGTTGGAACTTTGAATAGGATCTTCTTCATCGTCTTTGGTGTCGTCTCCAAGCTCCTCCGCTTTCTTTTTAGCTGCCAGTCTCTTAACATTTTCTATAGGAGAAGCAGAAACAGCGGCGAAACCGGCAACAACGTTTTCAAAAATTTCTCTGGGAATTGAAGCAAATTCATCAGCAATAATATCATTAGCTCGCTGGCCTCTGATCTTTGACCCGTCGCCTAGCGGTAAGCACACTATAGTGCTCTCGCCTATGGTCATTTGACATCTATCTACATCCCTCCTTGGGGTACAGGTCACCATGTCTCTCAACAAGGGGGCGTTCTGATAGATAGTTTCCATATATTCAAAGAGAACTTTAGATTGACGAAAAGCTGCGCCAACAACAACAATCTTTCTAGGGGGTAAAAGAACTGCTCTCATCATCGCATACAGGGAGAGGATAAAGCTTTTGCCAAATCCACGAGAGGCAATGAGCATGGGAAACTTACGAATCCACATCTCTTTAAGCATTAGGGCTTGAACAGGCAGTAAATCAATATTGAATATCTCCTTTACAATAAAAGGAAAATATTCTGGACTGGACATTATCCAAGCTAAACGGGTCTCGAAATCATCTGGATCACCAGACGAAAAAAAAGACATGGGGTTAAAAAGACTGCTCTCGTCTACCTCTATGTTCAGCCAAGCATCATCTAACGCGACTTGATTATTCATTTTCTTTCACGACTTGTTGAAATATCTCTATAACCTTTGCTTCCGCTTCCGACTTGTCTTCGCAAAATATAATTTCAACGTCGTATTCCTCTTCATATTCGTATAACCTTTTCCTCATATATTTCCCGTTCATCCTAATATACTTCTTTATACGCTTGGGAATTTTAGCATTATGAGGAAACTTACGTAGGTTGTCTTCGCTAAATTCACATACGATATACCTATGTTTAAACTCTCGCATTCTTTCGAGTTCATTTTCGAATCTTTCCCGAAATTTGCCAAGATTGGTTGCAAGCTCGGACGCGCTTTTCTTTCGCTCTATGCAAACAATCTCCTCGTAGCCCTCTATTGTGTAGTCGCCAGTTTTAAGCGTGGCTATTGCTACATCACAGTCATAGAAGCTAAAATTAAACGGGCTTTGTTCTCTAGTGTCTTGGATTATCACCATATGTTTTATCTATTATACCAGTAAATAGGCGCTCATAGTGGAGTTCATTAGTTGTAACCGTCTTGTGACAAAAAAAGCACAAAGTAATACCATTAGACTCTTCATAGCGGAGGGATGGGTAATCAGCCCACCGCTTAATATGATGAACCTGATTGTTTTTACCGCGCTTGTTACACCCCGGCATTTGACAGCGGTTCTTGTCTCTGGCTCTAACTCTACTTCTCCACTCTTTATAAAGCGGATCTTTATAATCTCTATAAGACATTTACACTTTAACT